TGTCCCTCGTCACGTTCGGCGCATACGGCGAAAAGGCCGCAGTCGCCGCCGTTCGTACTGTCATCGAAAAACCGAATCTTGCGCAACTCGAAAACGTCCTAGCGAAGATTCGTAAATGATCTCCAAGAACTACGACCTCACCTCGACGCGCTCGCTCATCCTCCCGGCGGACGACATCGCCCGTACGGTCTACGTTCAGATCGTGGGAAACCAAACGATTTACATCGGCGGTAATGACGTCACCTCATCGAACGGTCTCCCATACGCGAAACACTCGTCGCCTCATACGGTGTTCGTCCCGCAAGGCCAAACGATTTACGGAGTGTGCGCCGACGGAGTAACCGAATCGGTTCGCGTACTGACGCCCGATCTCGACTAGCCCTTATGCCGTGGCACATCGAAACCGCTAACGCGGAGTGTCGATCCGGATACGCCGTCGTTAAAGACTCCGACGGAACCGTCGAGGGATGCCATCGCACCCGACGCGAAGCACTCGCCCAATTAGCCGCCCTCAACATCGCCGAATCCGAACGAACCTCGCTACCGATAGAAGAGACCCGGCAAGAGTCCTACACGCCTACCGACTCAATGGTGGCAGAGGCTCGACGCGGCCTCGAGTGGCGCGAAACATACGGCAGAGGCGGAACAGAGATCGGCGTGGCGCGCGCCCGAGACATCGTTAACCGTCGCGGACTTTCCCTCTCGACCGTCGCTCGAATGCGCTCCTACTTCGCTCGCCACGAAGTCGACAAGCAAGGCGAAGGATTTAATCGAGGCGAGCCCGGATACCCATCAGCCGGACGGATCGCGTGGGCATTATGGGGCGGAGACGCCGGCAAGACATGGGCGGAAGGAATCATTAATGACCTCGAGGATTAAATGCGACAAGTGCGGCGTCATCGTTTACCACGATCGACGACAGCCCATCGGATGCGGTTGCGACCCGGACGCTCCGACATGGATCGCGTATCTCACGAACGGCGATTTTTTTAAGATGTCGAATGCGCGCTTCACACTTGTGAACGACAACGGCGACGGCTTAGACTCCAACTAGGCCGCACCTCCGGCTCGCGTTAGCGCACCTCCCAAAAGGGACACCCGCGAACGGGCGAGCGATGGACACCCGGATAAACCATAAACCCGTTTACCCATACACAAGGACTAGAACAATGAAGAACCCATTCCTCGCCTCTCTGCATGAGAAGCGCAACCAAAAGGCCGACCTCATCGACGCGACCCTGAACCGCGCCGCCGAAGAGGATCGCGACATCTCCGAAGTCGAGGCCGCCAACGTGCAGGCACTCGCTAAGGAAATCGAGAAGTTGGACGAGCGCATCGCGCAAGTTACCGACATCGAGACCCGCAAGGCCGAGGCCGCCGATCTTGCTCGCAAGGTCGAAGGCGACAAGGTCGAGACCCGCACCGCCGGCGGTTGGAAGGTCACTCGCGAAGAGCGCACCTACCACCCGGAGAGCGAGAACTCGTTCGTGCGTGACGCCTTCGCCGCTCAGGTGCTCGGCGACTTCGACGCCCGCGAGCGCATCGCCCGTCATCAGCAGGAAGAGAAGATCGAGAAGCGCGATGTCACGTCCGCTAACTTCGCCGGTCTCGTCGTCCCGCAATTCCTCACCGACCTCGCTGCTCCGTTCGCACGTGCGGGCCGTCCGTTCATGGACGTGTCACGCCGTCACGCGCTCCCCGGTGCAGGCCTGACCCTCTCGATCTCGAAGGTCACGACCGGCTCCGCTACCGCCGTGCAGACTGAAGGCTCCGCCGTTCAGGAAACGAACATGGACGACACGAAGTTGGACGTCTCGGTCGTGACCGTTGCCGGTCAGCAGAACGTCAGCCGTCAGGCTCTCGAGCGTGGAACCGGCATCGACGCCCTCGTCATGGCGGATCTTGTCTCTGCGTATCACACGCAGTTGGACGCGCTCAACGTGACCACCTCGGCGACGTCGCTCACCAACACGATCTCGCAGGTCATCACCTACACCGACGGCTCGCCGACGGTTGCAGAGTTGTACCCGAAGATCCTCGACGGTGTTCAGCGCATTCAGACCAACTACTTTGGTGGCCCGAACTTCATCCTCATGCACCCGCGCCGCCTCGCGTGGATCCTCGCCGCAGTCGACACAACCGGTCGCCCGTTGGCAGTCCCGACGCAGAACGGCCCGATGAACGCGGTCGGCGTAGGCGCCGGCTCGGTCGTGTACGGAAACTCCGGCTACACGATCGCAGGACTCCCCGTCATCACCGACGCCAACGTCATCACGACGAACGGCGCAGGCGCGAACGAGGACGTGATCATCATCGGTAACACGCAGGAATCGCACCTCTGGGAACAGCAGGGCGGCTCGCCGTTCATGCTTCGTTTCGAGGACGTCAAGTCCGCCGAACTCGAGGTGAAGATGGTGGTCTACGGATACAGCGCCTACACCGCCAACCGTTACCCGAACGCTTTCGCCCTCATCGGCGGAACCGGTCTTGTAACGCCAACCTTCTAGTGATCTGAGAGTCCGGGTCGTTACGACCCTTCCGGCCCGGACTCTCCTCCTAGAATTAAGATCATGTCGAACCCCTACATCGACGCATTACTCGAAGAGCGACGCGGATTAGTCGCACGGCAAAAACTCGAGCGCGTCCGGGAAATCGACGAAGCGTTGGCCCGCCTCGGCTACACGCCCTCCGGTTCTCCTCCTCCCGTAGAGAGCGTCGTAGTACCCGCTCCGGGGCGGGCTAACACCACTCCACAAAAGAAGACACGCGCACGAAAGAAGGTTTAGCCGATGGCAATAACGAACGGGTACGCCACGCTAACCGAGTTTCAGAACTACACGGGAATGTCGACCCTCACGGCGGCAGAAACCGCCACGATCGAAGCCGCTATCGAAGCCGCTTCTCGATCGATCGACCGTATCGCGAATCGCCGTTTCTATCTCGACGCAAACGCGAGCGCCCGCCTCTACCGTCCGACCGATTACTACAAACTCATCGTCGACGACATCGGGTCTACTACCGGCCTCTCCGTCGCTCTCGACCAAACCGGGCAAGGCTCCTACACGCAGACGCTCGTCCTCGATACCGACTACATCCTCGACCCGGTAAACGCCGCCTCTAAGGGCCGCCCGTGGACGATGGTAACGATGGTCGGCGCGTCGACGTGGCCTTTCCCAACTAACTATCGTCCAGTCGTGCAAGTGACCGCGCGTTGGGGATGGCCTTCGGTACCGGACGACATCTCCGAGGCCTGCCTAATTCTCGCCGCCGATTACGTTAAGCGAGCCTCGAGCGTCGGCGGAGTAGTCGGACTGTCCGAACTCGGCGCCATCAGAATGTCCCCCTTGGGACGTGACATCGCCGCGATCGTCCGCGCGTACCGTCGCGAGGTAGTTGGATGACGCCGTCGCTAGTACGCGACGCACTAAAGACCGCTATTAACGTCGCCGGTCTTCGCGTCTATGACACCGTCCCCGACGGATTGATCCCGCCGGCGCTCGTCATCGGGCAACTCTCCCTCGAATGGGATCTCGTCTTTAAGCGTGGCGCAGACTCCGCGAACGTGGATCTAATCCTCATCGCCGGACGTATGAGCGATCGAAGCGCGCAGGACTACCTCGACTCCTTCCTGACCGCCACCGGAGCGAACTCAATCAAGACCCTTGTCGAAGCCGATCAGACTCTCGGCGGAACCGTTACCTCGGTTCGTTGCGTCACCGCTACCCCGGTATCTCTCACCGTTGCCGGCGTCGAAATGCTCTCCTACAGATTCTCGGTAGAGTTGTGGGGATGAAGTACCGCGTCTCCGCTCGTAATCTCGTTTCGTTCGCTATGGGCGAGATCATCGAAGCCGCCGCCCTCGAAGCGGCAGGCGTCCCGATCGATAAGCGCGTCGCGTCCGGACACCTCGAGCCGGTCGTCGAGCAACCAAAGAAAAACTCCACAACTAAGAAAGAAAGCGACTAGGATCTCGCACTATGGCAACCGTCACCGCACTTGGAAAAGCGACCGTCTTCACCGTTGGATCGGTGGATCTCGCCGATCAACTTCAGAGCATCACGATGAATAAGACCGTCGAGGCGCTCGATAGCACCGTCCTGACCGATACCGCGCGTCGTAACGCCGCAGGCCTCGCCAACTGCGAGACGACCTTCACCGTCCTCGCAACGTTCGCAACCGGCGAAGCAATTCAGACGATCTTCGGAGACGTCGGCACCGAGTCGACGATCATCTTCGAGCCTCTCGCCGCCGCACCCGGCTCCTCCTCGCCGCGCTACACGCACAGTAACGCCTTCCTTGCAACCGCTCCGATCGTGGTCGAGGTTGGCTCGCTCGTCTCGATTACCGCCACCTACACCGGTGGAGACATCGTTCAGGCCGTCGCGTAATGCTTAAAGTTTCCGTCACCGTTGAGCGGCGGGACGGAACCCGGGAAGACTTCCCGGTACTCCCGCCGACCGTTATCGCCTTTGAGCGTTGGGCAAAGATGGGCCTATCGCAAGCCTTCGCAGGCAATACCGCAAAATTCGAGCACATTTACTATCTCGCATGGCTCGCCGAAAAGGACTCCGGTAACTCGGTGAAAGTGTTCGACGAGTGGCTTAAGAGCGTCGCAGACGTCGACATCGTAGACGTCCCAAAAGCGTAACCCGGGGAACGTTCGCCGAATTCATCGCGCTACTGGCGATCGAAACCGGGATCGCACCTAACGACCTTCTCGCGTCCCCGATCGAGATCCTAGAATCCATCGAAGACCTACTCGAGAGACGACAAAAGGCGCGCAAAGAAGCGCAGAAAGGACGCGGCTAATGGCATCTACCGGCAAATACGGCTACCGGGTACAGGGCCGCGAAGGGCAAGTCAAAATCGAAGGACTCTCTAAAGTCCGCCGCGACCTTAAAAACCTTTCGCAGGACGTCGACTATCGAGCCCAAGAATTCCTCCCCGTTAATAAGTCCATCGCGGACGCCGTAGCCGGTGACGCCAAGAACTACGTTCCATTTCTTACCGGCACACTCTCCGGCACCATTCGAGCCGCCGCCACCAAGACGAGCGCTCGAGTAAAAGCCGGATACAAGTCCGTCCCATACGCCGGCCCGATCCACTTCGGTTGGCCCGCTCGATTCATCAAGCCTCAACCGTTCTTCTATGACGCGATCGATAAACGCCGGGGCGAAATCCAAAACCGCTACGAAGAACTCGTCGCGAAACTCATCAAAAAATACGACCTCAACCCATAACTAGACTCTCACCGTGGCTCTAATTTCCGTAACCATTTCCGGCAACGCCGCGCCGCTCCGAAACGAACTCGATAAAGCCGAGGGACTCTTCGGAAAATTCGGAGGCGCAGTAACCAAAGTCGCCGCCGCCTCCGCCGCCGCCTTCGCCGGAGTAGCCGCCGGACTAGCCATAGCCACGAAAGCCGCGGCCGAAGATCAGCAAGCATTCGAGCAACTACGAATCGCTATCAAAAACACGACCGGCGCTACTGACGCCATGGTGCAGGCCATCGACGAACAGATTCTAAAGATGGCTATCGCGACCGGAGTCGCCGACGACCAACTACGCCCCGCCTACGGGAACCTCATTCGCGCTACAGGCGACGCCGCTAAAGCGCAAGACCTACTCTCGACCGCGCTCGACATCAGCACCGCCACCGGTAAACCACTCGAGGCCGTATCGCTCGCTCTCGCGAAAGCCGCTAACGGACAATTCACCGCACTCACCAAACTCGGCGTCCCGCTCGACGAGAACGCCGTCAAGTCAAAAGACCTCGAAGCAGTCATCGCCCAACTAAACGAAACGTTCGGAGGAGCCGCCGCCGCCAACGCGGAAACGTTCGCCGGAAAAATGGATCGCCTAAAAATCGTGTTCGGCGAAGTCGTCGAAACGATCGGCGGAGCACTACTCCCGATCCTCTCCAACGCCGCGACATTCTTCCTCGACAAAGTCGTCCCCGCCTTCCAGTATTTCTCGGACACCGTCGGCCCAAAACTTTCCGACATCGTCAGCAACATCGCCGCATTCTTCCAAGACAAACTCGTCCCGGCGGTGCAAGAATTCGTCATTCCCGCATTCGAGCGCATGGCCTCGATCTTCCTCGACTACATCGTCCCCGCTATCAAGACGATCGCGATACCAATCTTCGACGGCTTGCGAAACATCTTCGATAAAGTCGTCGAGAAGGTGCGCGAGAACCGCGACTCATTTAATCGCATCTACGAAACGTTTCAGACGGTCTTCGCATTCGTGCGAGACAAACTCGCCCCGGTCTTCGCGATAATTCTTACGGTCGCGTTTAACGTTGCAGAGAAGGCGATCGGCCCGCTCATTGACGGATTCTTCGCCTTCACCGACGCACTCGGCGCAGTCGTGCGAACCGTGGCACGTATCGCCGGGGACATCGTGAGCATCGTCGTATCAATGGTAAACACCGTTATCGACGGCGTTAACTTCCTCATAAAAGGATTTAACTCTCTGCCGAGCGCTATCCGCTTCGGTGTCGAGATCTCTGAGATCCCGAACGTTTCTCTTTCGATGCCATCTTTCGGTGGCATGGATCGCGGCTCAGGCGGTACGACATGGCTCGCCGCAGAGAACCGTGGATCGATGCCGTCGATCACGACGCCCGTCATCTCCGGCGGTGGCGGCGGAAGTGGCGGCGGTGGCGGCGGAGGCGGCGGGTCGTCGTCTCGATCCGACCGGACTCCTAGCGTCTCCGGCGCCTTCTCAACCATCTCGCCCGATGACTTCATGGCGCAACTCGAAGCGGTCGAGGCTCGTCGAGCGGCAAGAGAGACGACAGTAAACGTGAACGTGAACGGCGCTCTATCCACGAAAGCCGAAATCGGTGACGCAGTAGTGCAGGCGCTCCGCGCCGCTAACGCCGTCTACGGCCCGGTAATCGCCTCGATCGCATGACCGCGCAAGCCGTAATCAATGGCGGGCCGGGATACGACCTGCTCGTAGACGTCGGGTATCCGCTCGACGCATTCACGCTCGACGACCCGGTGCGCGGGTTACTCGACTCGACCTCGTATGTATTGGACGGATCTACCTCTTTCGCATCCGTAATCGACGGAACTACCTCGATCCGTGTAAGACGCGGACGACAAGATACGACCGACGCTAACCAAGTCGGGACGATGACATTCGTCCTCGACGACACTCGAGCCGGCGGCGTTTTTAACCCGTTCGATGATTCACCTAGCAACCCTTACTACGACCAAACCGGAAACGTCCCCGGAATAGCACCCGGACGCGCAGTAAAACTCGTTCGCGAAGACAACTCGACAAACCTCGAGGAACTCTTTGTCGGATACATCGTTAATTACGACCTAAATTTCGAGGTCGGCGGGCAGACGACCGTTACGGTTTTATGTGCCGATAATTCATACCGACTCGCTCAAACATCAATCGCCGCACATACTCCGAGCGCGGAAGATACAGGAACGCGGATCGGGGCGATACTCGATCGAGCAGAAGTTGATTATCCGACCGGCGCCGCGAGGAACATAGCAACCGGCGGACAAACGCTCGGCGCTTATGCGATCGCCGAAGGGACGAACGTTAAATCGTACTTCGATCAAATCATGCAGACGGCAGAGTACGGCCGTTTCTTCATCTCGCGCGACGGGGTATTAACAACTAACAATCGGATCGGAAGCACCGTTTCAGGGCCGTCCGTCGTGTTCTCCGACGACGGAACCAATACGCCCTACTCGGATCTCTCAATCTCTTTCGATGCCGACCAAATCGTAAACCGTGTCCGAGTTACACCGTCCGGCGGAACTACCGAGACTGCGTCGGATACCGCATCACAAGACCTCTATTTTATTAAAACGATCGACATCGCGAACTCGCTACTTTCCACCCAAGGAGCCGCCGCAACACTCGCAACATTCCTACTACAGCCCGAACCCGAGGCTCGTTTTACCGCAGTCGAGACGCCATTCCGTCGATTAACTACCGCGCAACGCGACGCCGTAGCGATAGTCGAAATCGGGGACACGATCGAAATAACGAGAACGATCCCATTCGGGAACTCGACGACGACTATTACGCAGGAACTAGCCGTCGAAGGAATCGAGCACCGGATCGACGTATCGGCAGGCCACACGATGCGGCTCTACACGGCTCCGACGACCATTATTACGCTCCTCATACTCGACTCCGGAATGCTCGACGTAGACGCGCTAGGCTAAAGAGAACTATGGGAGCCAACGCACAAACCGCCGTCCCGACCTTTACGGCGTCTCAGATCCTCACAGCCGCACAGCAAAACCAAATTAATACCGGCGTCCCCGTCTTTGCTACAACGACCACCCGAGACGCGGCCTTCGGCGGCGCAGGAGAAAAGACTCTCGCAGAGGGACAACTCGCATACATCGAGGCATCAGACGTAGTGCAGTATTACGACGGCACGTCATGGAAAACACTTGCACCGGGCGGAGTAACCGCATCGGCGGGCGCTTACGTTTCGACGGGACAGACGACGACCTCGACATCGTTTACGGATCTAGCGACGGCAGGCCCGAGCGTGACATTGACAACCGGAACTACGGTTATCGTTGCGACAACTAGCCTCCATTCCAATACGAGCGCGAACGCGAACGCGAACCAAGGAAACAACTATCACGGATTCTCGGTATCCGGAGCGTCAACCGTTGGCGCCGCAGATGGATACAGCGCTCGCGGCCCACAAATCCACAACAGTCACACCTACGGGAGAACCTCGGTTATGTACGTCTCAGGACTGACCGCAGGATCTAACACCTTTACGAGCAAGTACCGCGTCCAAGATGGAACCGGAACATTTAGCGAACGTCACATTACGGTTTGGGCATTATGAACTACAACGATTTAATAGCGGCCTGCGAAAATCTCGGCGTAAAAGCCCCTTATTCGTTCGAGCCGGACGGCAAGGTATGGACGGGAACGGACGACGATCGCAAATACGAAGACGATCGCGCTATCTATGCAGAAGCGGAACGAATCGCTAACGCACGAGCCGCCGCAATCGAAAGCGCTCGAAAGAAACTTTCGGACGTTGGCCTTAGCGCCGAAGAAATTTCCGCCGTCTTCGGCTTCTAAACTCGACGCCATGTCTAGCAAGTGGCAAGCCGCGCTCGTCTCGTATCTGAAAATCTTCGCCGCCGCCTCGATCGCGTGTTACCTCGCCGGAGTGCGTGACCCGTGGATGCTCGTAGACGCAGGCCTCGCCGCCGTTCTTCCGGTGCTCTACAACGCGCTATCGGAAAACGATCGTCGTTACGGTCGCGGAGCGTGACCCGTGCGTCCCGTCCGGAAGGTCGTCCTTCCGTCTGATCTAGAAGGTATACAGAATGGCAAACTTCCGGCTCGACTACTTCGAGAAGTAACTCCTAAAGGCCGGTTACATCACCTCGCGGCGCAAGCGTGGGAGGCGATGCGCGCCACCGCGCTCTCCGACGGCGTCCGCCCATTCAGGCCCACGAGCCTCGGCGATACGTACCGTCCGCTCTCTCAGCAGACGGCGCTCTTCCTAGCCCGGTACACACTTAACCCGATCGAGGGCCGCCCGACGGTCGTTTGGGAGGGCAAGACCTACAGCCTTCTGCCACGCATGGCGCAAGCGGCGAAACCGGGTACCTCTAATCACGGATGGGGACTCGCCGTCGACGTTTGGGGAGCCTCAGGAGAGCGCCTCGAATGGCTCGAAGAGAACGCCGTATCGTTCGGTTTCTCTTGGGAATTTAAGTCCGGCGCGGAGCCGTGGCACATTCGCTACTTCCCCGGCGACCGCATCCCGGCACGAGTCAAGAAATGGACTATGTCCAAATGAGCGAGACGATCCTCGTAGCCGTCATCGGATCCGTCGGCGTAGTGCTCGCCGCCGTACTACCGGCGGTACTCGTGCAGATACTCCGACGCGAGAATTCCCGCGATCACGCGACTGTCACGTCTAGGCTAGAGGGCATCGATACCCATCTCGGGATCGTGGAGGCCAAAGTCGATCACGTCCAGTACGGACTAGCGACTCACCTCTTAGAGCACAAGAGAGAGGACTTAACGAATGGGGATACTCGAGGAACTAACCCCTAAGGAATCCAAGATCGGCAAGATCGAGGAATTCCTAGCCGGACTATCGAAGAAAGATAGAGCGGAATGGGATCAAGTGTTAGCGGATCGAGTGCATTACAAAGACTCCGCAATTTGCGAAGCGCTCCGTCGACGCGGGGTACAGGTTGACCGGAACGCGATTTACCGATTTAGAGAAAAGGCGGGTATTAAGTGAACGAAGAACTAGAACTCCAACAGCAACTCGATGACCTTAAAGCCGCTCTCAAGCGGTCTCAGTTGGCTCACGCTAAAGAGAAGGCGAAGACCGACGAGATAGTCGCCGCGATCTATCAAGCCGCGAAGGATGCGGCGCTTGCACAGTCGACGCCCGCACCGATCAAAGTCCCGAAGGACACGCGCAAAGGAAAGCCCGAGGTTGCGCTAATTCATGCGACCGACTGGCAACTCGGAAAGAAGACCGTCTCTTACGGGATGGAAACGTGCGCTAAACGAATCGACCGGTTCGCCGAGAAGATCATTCGCATTACCGAGATCCAACGTAAAGATCATCCGGTAAGAGAGGCCGTAGTGATGCTCGGCGGAGACATGGTCGAAGGCCTCGACATCTTCCCCGGGCAAGCATGGGAAATCGAGGATCACCTCTTCGGGCAACTCTTCGAGGCGTCCGCCATCATGGAAAAACTCGTACGCACCATCGCCGCAAACTTCGAGACCGTGCGCGTCGTCTGCGAATTCGGAAACCACGGACGTATCGGTCGCTACGGCGTGAACCCTCGCGGAGACAACATCGACCGCATGGCATACCGCATCACCGAAGACCGAACGAAGAACCTCCGTAATGTCTCATGGCAAGCCTCGGACGATTGGTATCAGCATTTCTCGATCGGGAACTACCGGGTACTCCTCGTACACGGCGACGAAATCCGCACCTACTCGGGAACGCCGATCTTCGGCATCATTAAGCGCGTCACCTCATGGGCGGCTATGACGATCGCCAAAGGCTCCGTCCCGTCGTTCGACGACTGCTACATGGGCCATTGGCATAACCCGGCGTCGATCATGATCGGTAACGGAAATCGGTTCTTCATTACCGGCTCCCCGGAATCCGGCAACGTGTACGCCCAAGAGCACCTCGCCGCAGTAGCCCGCCCATCCCAACGCCTCCATTTCATCGACCCGGAGCGAGGACAAGTCGCCTCGGAGTACGTCGTATGGCTCGACTAGACGCGACTCTCGTCTTCGTCGAATGGAAGGACGCCCACGGAGAAGCGCACGGATGGACATCCCCGGACGACCTCGATCGCGACCCGGCGATCATTCACTCCGTCGGCTTCCACCTACCGCAAGCCAAACCGGGGCATTTCGTCATAGCCCAATCGCTCGACGATAGTGGACACG